AACCAAATCGACATTGAAACCGCAATGCGCGGCGGCTGGCAGTTCGGAGGCACGATTCTTCCCGCCATTTCGGGGATTAACACCATCATTTACTACGATGGCTGGGAGGAAACCGTCGGCAAGAAAAAGACCACATACGACGGCGTACCCGCAAACAAAATTTACCTCATTCGCCCGAAACGCGGATTCAAGGAGCTGTTGAAGCAGGACCTTCGCATTGAAACGACAGGCGGCGACCTGACGCGGCTTATCGAGGAACAGATGGTTGGATACGCCTATCGCGGGGTATTCGCAGCAGTCGAGGAAAATGTGCAGGAGGTTACTATTTCCGCGTAAGGGAGGCGGCTAGCATGGTAGTAAACGAAACGACGATACGCACTGTGCGCAGATACCTCAACGAAACCATTCCGGCAGGAGGGACAGCCTCGGACACTTCATTGTCAGAGGAAGATATTTTGCTCCTGCTCGAAACTTCGGACAGCCTTTACGGAGCGGCGGCGAAAGGGTGGAAGCTAAAGGCCGCCTCTGCCACCGCGCAGCCGGGGGAGCTAAAGAAGTATTCAATCGGGCAGGAAACCTACGAACGCTCTACGGGGAGTGATTATGCGCAATACTGCCTCGAAATGGCCAAGACTTACGACGAAATGGCGGCGAAAGAGGATGCCTACGGCGGCAGCCTCGTCTTGGGAATAAGGAGGCCGGATGTGATATGAATTTTGCACAGCAGAGGAAGATCGACGTGGCTTTTACAATCGGCGAAAACCCCGTGGAAATAACGATTGAACGCACGGAAAAAAGACCGAAAGGCGGCGGGCGGGAAATCGTAAAAAGCACGGCAGGGCCTTTCACGATAAGGATTTTCGCCCAAAAGGGCAAGAGCATGGGAGTTACCACGCTCGTTACAACGCCGGGGATTCGTCAGGAGGATAGGAGTTATGCCTTTCTTGCAGAGGCGGGCGCGGATATTCAATGTTCCCCCAGCGTTCAGGACGAATTTATGGCATACGGAAAGCGTTTCCGCGTGACGGACGTTGTGCAACGGTACTGGCAGGGTGAACTTACGAGTTTGGATGGGACGCTGGAGGAGGTGAGCTGATATGTTTACGGACAGAGCGGCAAACTACGTCGCAAGAAAAAAGACGATGATTCACCAGACTTGCGATTCCATAGCACATAGCATGGGGCGCGAGGCGAAACAGGTTGCGCAGTGGACGGACAGAACATCCCACGCACGGCAGAGCATAAACAGCGGCTTGGAAGTTCGGGGAGACACGTTCATCCTGTACGTTGCCCACGGGGCACGCTACGGCAGATACCTTGAAAGCGGGACGCCAGCGCACGTCATTCTCCCGAAACATAAGAAAGCCCTTTATTGGGCGGGCGCACCACATCCCGTGAAGAAGGTCAATCACCCCGGAACGCGCAAGTATCCTGCCGTAGTCCCAGCGGCAGAGAAGGGACAGCGCGACCTGAAAAGAGCCATGCAGGTTCTTTGGGGAGTGTGAGCCATGAGGGAGGAAATAAGGGACGCGCTCATTGACGGAGTGCCGGAGGTGGAGGGACGAATATTCGAGCCTCACACCGCAAGCGCAGACACGAAGAAGCCCTACCTCATCGTGAAAGAAACCGGAAGGGACGACAACACAAAATGGGCGGGCTTTCGGGCAGGGATAGAAGTTTGGCCTTACTGCGAGCAATCCAGTTACACCGAGGTAGACGCGCTGGCGCGAAAGATAAACGACGCGCTCAATATGCAGCTTCTTGTTTCGGAAGAAGGGGACGCGGTCACTTGTATAGCAGACGGCATGGAGGCAGATGTTGTTGACGCAGAATGGGACGCGCTTACAAGGTGCGTCAATTTTTATGTCCTTTCGCTCCAGCCTTCCGACATGCCGGGGCCGCTCGAAAATGACCCTTGGATCGATGCGCTCGTTTCATGGACGCAGGATAAGATCGGCGCAGATTACGCCGTCTACGGTGGAAAGCTCCCTGTCGGCTACGTTCGTCCATCCGTCCTTTGGCGTGCGGATGAGCTGGACATCGACGACGCAGGGGCGGCGGCATTTGACGTGAAGAAAGTCGTCGTCGCACATGTTTTCGGGAGGAACGCAGTCGAGGAGGCGAACGTCGCCGCTTGGATTGTAGAGGAGATGGGGGCGGCAGTTAAAATCCCCATCAATGCCTCAAAACGTCGTTATATGACTTTGAAGGAGTGCCATGCACAACTTTATACGGACGCGATGAAACAGGGGCATATAAGGGCAACTGTAACTCGTAAGACACGAAAGCCGAGAGAAGAAATGCCGCCTATCGGAGAGGTTTTCAGCAACGGACATACGAGAATTGCGAGGGATAAAAATGGAAGAGAAAAAAATAAACGCGCAGAAAGCGGCGGTAACTTACACGGTTGACGCGTTCCGCGCCGCATCGAAGAAGCTCTTTGGCTTTGGCCCGGAGGTTATCGACGGCGCGGTGTACGGCAAGACGAAGGACGCCTACACCGTAGAGGAAATGAAGCGGCTTGTTACAGGCTTTCTAAGAAAGCCCGTATCGATAGAAAAGGAGGGCGAATAATATGGCCGGCGGCGAGTGGGAAGTTACCGACCTTCCGAAGTTACCCGGTTTATACATGAATTTCCGTGCGGCGGCTTTGGCTGCCGTTACTACGGGAAACAGAGGCACGGTCCTTGTGCCGATAAAGGCGCATTGGGGGAAAAGCCCTGAGGAAGGATTCATTGAACTTTATCGCGAGACGGATATTCTCAATGAATTCGGGGAGCTGGAAGACACGAACGGCAGCACCTTTTACAAGACGCTCCGCATGTGCTGCCTTGGAAATCCGCAGAAGATTCTCGCCTATCGCCTCATGGACGATAACGCGGCAGCGGCGAGCCTCACGCTCAAAAGCTCGGGGGAAACCCCGGCTGACGTGGTAAAACTCACGGCGAAGTACAAGGGCGAACGCGGGAATAAGTTCAAGGTGACGCTCGTACCTTCCTTGACCGAGGAAGATATTTTCGAGCTGAAACTATACGAAGATACGACGCTCCTCAAAACATATTCGTTTGCGACGTGGGCAGAGCTCATTTCCGCCGTGAACGCCTCGAACACCTTTATCCGCGCCGAAAAGGCGACGGCAGATACAGACGTTTCGGGGAAAGATTTCGAGGTCATCACGTCCATGCCGCTTGCGGGAGGAAACAGCGGTATCACGGGAATCACCAACGCGGATTATATCAAGTTCCTTAATGACATCGAGACGGTCAAGTTCAACTACCTCACACTGGACGGGATAACAGACCCTGCGATTCAGACCTCCGTCGTCTCGTGGGTAATCAACATGAGGAAGAACGGCAAGAAGTTCATGTGCGTTATGGGCGGCAGCCATGCCGACGACACAGCGGACGACGCGGTGGAAAGAGCCGTTCGCCGCTCGGCAGGATTCAACCACGAGGGAATCGTCAATGTCGGCGTGGGCATTGTGTTGGACAACGTTACCTATTGCAGCGCAGAAGTCGCGCCTTTTGTGGCCGGACTTATCGCAGGGCAGAAGATGAGCGAATCGACCACCTACGCTGCAACATCCTTTGACGACGTTACGCGCCGTTGGAGAGGCGGCAGGAGCAGCGAGCAGGAGACAGCCGTCACGAAGGGCGTTTTCCTGTTCGTATTCGACGGGCAGATTGTAAAGGTTCTTATGGGCGTGAACAGCCTTGTCACACTCCGGCAAAACCAGAACAACGCATTCAAGAAAATCCGTTCCATCCGCACGATGGACGCCATCGACAGCGATATGCAGGAAACGGCGGAAGCGAACTATATCGGGAAAATCAACAACACGCAGGAAGGGCGGCTTGCCCTCGTCGGAGCTTGCAAACAGTACATGGAAGTGTGCGCGCAGGGTGGGATTATCGAGCGGGGAACTTACGATGTGATCCTCGATCCGACGTACCACGGCAAAAGCGCGACCATTAAACCAGAACCCAATCAGGTGTTCCTGTATTGGACCGCGCAGATTACAGACGTTATCGAGCAGATTTTCTCGACGTTCGTCTGCGAATAAGAGGAGGGATACATTATGCCGTATGGAGCAGGATTTGATTCCGTCAATGCCGTCGTTGGCACGTTCGGATTCATTTACAAAGAGGGCAAGTGGCTATCGCAGTACAACAAGGCGCAAGCCTCCGTGGAGATTCAGAAAGCCGAAATCAAGCCAGCCGGGGACAGGTGGGTACGCCACAAGGTCGTTGCCTTGAAGGGTACGGGCAGCATCAGCGGCTATAAAGTCACAGATGAGCTTTTAGAGGCCGTTTCCGTCGTGGCGCAGAGCGAAAAACCGTCGTTTCGTACGGAGCTTATTTTCACGCTGGAAGACCCGGAATCGTTCGGCGCGGAGAGGATTCGCCTGATGAACGTGATGTTCGATAAAGTTGACCTTGCCAACTGGGAGCATTCCACCGAGATACAGGAGGAATGGCCGTTTACGTTCGAGGGCTATGAGCTTTTGGATTTACTGGAGGAATAAGGGAGGTAATACAATGGCAAAGAACTTAAAGGAACTGGAGATTGACGAAAACATGGAACAGAGCGCGATTGTTACTGCGCTCCTCGCGGCAGACGCAGACAATTTCCCGACAATCACCGTCCCTATCGAGCGGCTCGGAATCCCGGTGAAACTAAAGGCGCTCACAGGGAAACAGGTTTCTCGCGTGCGCGACCGCAACACAAGGACGGTCAAGACGAAGCAGGGGCCGAAGGAGGTTACGGACAAAGAGGGATACCTGATCGGCCTCATTTCCCTCGCAACCGTCAACGTGCCGTGGGGCGACGCGAAGCTCATTGAGAAATACAAAGCGTCCAGCGGGGACGAAGTTATTAAACGCACACTCTTGGCGGGAGAGATTGCGCTTCTCGGCGAAGCGGTACTGGACGTTTCGGGGTACAACATCGAGCTTGACGACATAAAAAACTAATAGCGTCTGGGCAGACGATGCTTTCCTTTCTCCATGCACTCAGCATAAGGAGACACATCACGCCCGGACAATTCTTTGCTATGCCGGAGATGGAGCAAAAGTTTTTTATTGCCTCCGTATTGTCAGAACTGGAAGCAGATGACGCTATCCTCAAAAAGATAGAGAGGATGAGGAAAAATGGCTGAGAATAACGAATTTTACAGGCTGAACCTTGTCCTGCGGATGGAGGATAGGCTGTCACAGTCGCTCAGGGGTGTCGATCGGCAGGTGCAAACGCTCGAAAGAGCATTCGGAAGAGCGCAGGCAACGGCATCACGTCTTGGAAATACCAATTTCAAGGCGGTCGTCCATATCGACACCACACGCATTGAGAGCGCGCTCAATGGGATTGTGCAAAGGCTGGACGCTTTGAACGGCAAGACAGCCGCGCCTACCATTATCATCAACGACCAATCGACGCGCACGATAAACAATATCGACAACCATCTGCGGCAGACCACAAGCAGGAAGTGGGACGTTGTTCTCGGCATAAAGGACGGCGTGACAAGCAAACTCAGCAGCATGAAGGAAACCCTCATGTCGCCGATGGGAATGCTCGGCATGGGCATGGCAGGAATAGGCGCAGGTTCGCTCGTTTCGGGAGCTGTCGGCACATACAAGGAATTTGAACACCAAATGAAAGCGGTCCAGGCCATTTCGGGCGCGACGGGCGACGACTTGGAACGGCTCACCGCGAAAGCGCGAGAAATGGGCGCAGCAACTTCCTTTTCTGCCACAGAGGCAGGAAAAGCATTCGAGTACATGGCCATGGCGGGCTGGAAAACAGATCAAATGATGGCGGGCCTGCCGGGAATTTTGAGCCTTGCGGCGGCTTCTGGGGAGGATTTGGGAAAGACTTCGGACATCGTTACGGACGCTATGACGGCGTTTCACATGGTTCCAGAAGAAGCGGCGCATTTTTCGGACGTACTGGCGCAGACGGCTTCGAACGCCAACACAAACGTCGCCATGATGGGGTACACCTTTCAATACCTCGCGTCAACGGCAGGAACCTTGGGGTACAGCATTGAGGACGTGTCACTTGCAATAGGGACTGTGGCAAACGCAGGAATCAAGGGCGAGAAAGCAGGAACAGGGCTTCTGGCCATGCTGAACGGGATGATAAGCCCTTCTGACGAGGCGGCGACGATGTTGGACAGGCTCGGACTTTCCATTACAGACGCAAGTGGGGAAATAAAGCCTTTCAAGACGCTTCTTACAGACCTAAGAACGAGCTTTGCAGGATTATCGAAAATAGAACAGGCGCAAGCGGCGGCGGCAATCGCCGGAGTGGACGGAATGAAAGCCATGCAGATTATCGCCACTACTTCGCAGGAGGATTTTGAAAAGCTGGCAAACTCCATAGACCACGCCTCGGATTCGATGGAGTATAACGGCGTCGTATATCAGGGCGCAGCGCAAAAGATGGCGGCAGTCAGAATAGACAGTCTGGAGGGCGATTTGCAAATCCTAAACAGCGCGTGGGAGGATTTTCAAATCGGGCTTCTTTCGGATGGCGGCGGCGATTTTCTAAGGGGATTTGTCCAGTCGGCAACAGAAACAATCGGCGAATTTGGGGATATTCTGAAAGACCCGGAATTCCAAAAACTTGACTGGGGCGACCAGATTATTTATTTGCTCGACCGGGCGATGGAGAAATTGGACGTATGGGCGAGCGGTAGCGGCGGAGAGCAGTTTGGCAAGGCCATGACGAAGCTTGCGGAAATCGGCATACGCGCATTTATTGCCGCGCTTACGGGACTGGTTACAGGAGCAATGGACGCTCTGATGAACGGCAATCTTCTCGGCGCGGCAGGGCTTGGGCTGGGCGCGGCCATGTTGCCGGGGACAGGAATGCTGGCAAGCGGTGTCGCCGGTGCGGCAAAGACAATCTTCTACAGCTCCGGCGAAGCGGCAGAAGGCGGCGGTGCTACTGGCGGCTGGAACTGGGGAAGAATAGGAACGGCGGCAAAATGGGCGGGCAGAATTGCTAAGCCCATACAAGCGATTATGGACGCGAACCGCCTCTATGATTCCGACGACAAAGTGAAAACAGGATCGGAAATTGCGGGCGGTTGGGCCGGAATGCTCGCGGGTGCGAAACTCGGCGCAGCGACAGGCGGCGCGATAGGAGCTGGATTTGCCGGAATAGGGGCGGCGCCGGGTGCGCTCGTCGGCGGCCTGCTCGGAGGAATCGGCGGCTACATGGGCGGCGAAAAGTTGGGCGGTCGCATTGCGGACAGCGTGAGGGGATGGTTCAGCGGCATAAAGGAGCAGGCAGGGGAGGCTGTGGACGAACTCGTAGCAACTTTCTCGAACGCTCCCGATCGTATAGGCGCGATCCTTGACGAATCGGTAGATACCTTTTCTGGATTTCCAGAAAGGGCGGCCATGAGCATGGGTGAGACGGCGGGCTACTTCGTTACCGCGCTGAATAACCTTCCTGAAGGGGTAGCGGAGAAATTCAACCAGCTTGCGACGGAGGTGGATGCCTGTATTTCTACCTTGCCCGGACAAGTTTCCGCATGGGGCAGTGAAACGGCGATAGTGGCGGAAACCTACGCGGCAGAGGCCGTGAATGGGACGGTCAACTGGTTCGCACAACTCCCAGGCATGGCCGGCGAGAAAATGAGCGCGATGTATAACGAAGTTTCCAACTGGGCAAGCAACATTATTTCGGGCATACAGAGCTTGTTCGCGCAGATTCCCGGCATGGTTGGCGGCTATTTTGACCGCGCGATTGACGCGATACAGGGCAAGATTTCCAGCATAAAGGCAAGTTTCAGCCTCGGATTCAGCGCGGGCGCGGCAGAGGCAGGACACGCAGAAGGCGGCATCTTCAACCGGGAGCATATCGCACGATTCGCGGAGGGGAACAAGCCGGAGGCGGTTATTCCTCTCGATATTTCCAAACGCAGCAGAGGGCTTGCCCTGCTCGAACAGGTGCAGAGCATTTTCGGGCTTGGGGACAGGGCAGGAAACAGCGCGGATTCTTTCCGCCGTTTCATTGGCAGAATTGCAGGAGGCGGCGGGCAGGTGAGCGGCGAAGGATTTTCCTTGCAAGGCGAGGGAATGTCGGTCTTGGCACAGGCAAAGGAAATGCTCGCGCAGAACGCGGAGCTTCTTTCGAACGCAGGGAGCGGCGCGGGATTTACCCCTGCTATGGCTATGGCGACGGCAGGAGGCAGCGACTTCGGAGGGAGCGCAAACGGCGGCAGCCCGTCTTTCCATTTCAGCGGGATAAATTTCAGCTTCGGCAGCGATATTGACGAAGAAGAACTGGCAATTTCAATCGGCAGGAGATTCCTTGCCGAAATACGGCAGGGACAGGAAAACAGGGGGTGATAGCAAATGTTCGGCGGCATAGGCATATCGACGAAACAAGCGGCGAACGCTCTATTGGACGGACTTTCAGGAAGGGAAGGGCTTTCCGCTATTGCCGGAAACCTTCTGAATGAGGCATTCGGAGGGGGAACCTTCGTCAATTCTCTGCTTTGCTATATCATGGACGAGCAGACGGGGACAGAGCTTCAATTACCCGTAAACCCGGAAAAAATCACGTTCAAGTGGGGCAGGAAAATTGAGACGGTGAACATTTTGAACCTCGGGGAAATAGACTTCACCACGGGGGAAAAACTGATGGGCATTTCATTTTCCTCGTTTTTCCCTGCGGCCTACGTCCCTGCATATTGCACCACGGCAAACCTTTCGACGCCACAGAGCGCAAACGCCGTGATGAACGCTTGGAAAAGCCGATACAACGAACCTACGCCGGGATTAAAAGACCCCGTGAGGCTCATTATCACGGGGGCGCAAGAGATAAATATGCTCGCCATTGTTTCGGACTACGAGAGTAACGAACACGGCGGCGAACCGGGGGACATTTATTACAGCGTTTCTTTCCGCGAGTGGAAGGAGATTTTCGTTCGCACCGAAAGCGAAGAAAAGCCGGGGAATCGCACGGCGATGAAGAAACGGCCAAAGCTCGTGAAACTTCCGACAGGTCTTGACGAGTTTTCGGGGCCGGAGGCTCTTTGGAAAGTAGCGAAACAGCATTACGGCAGCGGGGAGAGCTTCGCCAGCATATTCAAGGGCGTTACCGTGGCAGAGATGAACAAGGCGGGGAGCGTGAGGCTGCCATGATCGTTACGCCGGGGATGCAGAAATACGAGGTTGTTCTTCAGAACAAGTATTTCCTTCGGGAGTGCATTCAAAAACTTTCGCTGGAGGACAGGCTCGACGAAATATCCTACTCGGCAAAGGTTACGCTCGCAGTACCGGGCGACCAATTTACGGGACTGCCGATTATCAAGCCTGGAATGGAGATTCGGGTGAGCGGGACGAAGTTCGGGGAGACGAAATTCTCATACCTCATGCAGCCGGGCGTCGTTTGGGATGTGGAAATTTCAAACAGGGCGCGGCGCAACTGGAATCTTACGATTTACGACAGAGCGATTTACCTCGCCAAAAGCAAAGACGAATACCTCTGGAAAGAGGGGGAAAAAGCCTCGGACAGAATATCGCGGATTTGCGGCGACTGGGGAATCACGGTGAAGGACATTCCCGACACGGGGCAGAGCTTGGCGGCGGCGACTGTGAGAGCGAAGCCTTTATGGGGCGTTATGCAAGACGCGCTCAAAGAGACGGCAGGAAAGAGCGGGCGGCTCTTTACCGTTCGTATGCAGCCGGACGGCTTGGAAATATTCGAGATTGGCACGAATAAGGACGTTTGGGTGTTCGAGTTTGGGGCGAACCTCGAAACCGTCACACAGAAACAGAGCCTTTCGGGGGCGGTTACGAAGGTAAAAATCCTCGGCAAAGCCTCCAAGGATGAACGAAGTCCTGTCGTTTCGGAGGCCGTGGGCGAAACAGACGAGCTGGGAACAATCCAGGAGATCGTTTCAGACCAAAAGGCCATCGACAATGGAACGGCAGGAGCAAAGGCGGCGGGAATGCTCGCGGGCATACAGGAAACGGTGAAGGTGGAGGCCATCGACATCAACACGATTCGCAAGGGCGACAAGGTAATTGTCGAGGGCTGGCCGGACGGGCTTTACGTTATGAGCGTTCGCCACGAACTTGGAACGCCGGGGAAAATGCAGATGGAACTTGCCACGAAAGAGTACATTCGGAGGAAGTATTACCATGAAAGATAACCCTTTCAAGAGCATCGTGGCAGAGCTGGACGGGCAGATGAAGCGGCGGGCGAACGAGGCGATTGACGGACAGTGGGCGGCGCATGAACTCGGAACGATTGAGCCGAATGGACTTCGCCTTGACAATTTCACAAAAGAGGTCATTCCCATAAATCGTTGCCTTATTTCTCGCGATTTGACGCTGAGAATCCCGCATTTTACGGATACGAAGGTTGAGAGCGGAGGCAGCGGCTATGCGGAATACGCGCCGCATAGCCATCCTGTCATCACGCCGTCGGAGTTATGGCCCGTGAAGGTGGGCGACCGCGTTCTTGTCGCTCCTGTTGGAGGCGGGCAGAATTTCGTGATTGAACAGGTTGTTGTCCCATGGGAAGGACCCGTATAAGAGAGGGAGAGAGCTATGGCGAACCTTTATCCTACGACAAGCGTAGAGGTTGCAGACTACGCCGACGCAGCGGCAGAGAGAGCGGTTTCTTACGGTTCGACGGTGCAATTCGATTTTGAAAAACACGAATTTATCTTGTCGCCCACGGGCAAGCAAAAAACTGTTACAAGCTCGGACGCATGGGGCGAGTGGTGCGTGAAGGCCATGAGTACAGAGCGATACCGCTACCTCATATACAGCGACCGATACGGCGAAGAAATAGACACGCTCCTTGGAAAGAGCCGTCCCCATGAAGTCATTGAATCCGAGCTAAAGCGCATGACGCGGGAGTGTCTTATGTGTGACCCGCGAACGGCGAAAGTGGACGATTTCAATTTCAAATGGATCCCTGACGGCATTATGTTTTCCTGCCGCGTAACAAACACTCTGGGCGACGAATTATCGCTCGTCAGAACGGTGGTGAGATAAATGGCAGAAAAGGAGCCGGATTATTTACTCGAAGAGGATTCGGAGCAGGAAGTCATCCTGAAGCGTATGCTGTCAAAAGTTATGCCAGGCGTGGATATAAGCGAAGGAAGCTATGTCTGGGACAGCCTAGCGCCTGCAAGCATTGAACTGGCATTCGCCGGCATGGCGATACGAAAGGCGCTTGCTCTTGGATTTGCACAGACAACAGATATAGAGCATCTCGAAAAGAGAGCTGAAGAGCATGGGGTGCTGCGCAAAGGAGCGCGGCAGGCTACGGCAGTCCTTACAGTGAAAGGCAAACCGGGCAGTGTTGTACCGGCAGGATTGCGCGTTGCGACAGAGGCAGATGCGGATATAGGCGTAAAATCCGTATTTTTTTATGTGGAAAAATCGGCGATTATACCGGAGGAAGGTATAGTAAAAGTCAAGGTCATCGCGGAAAAAGCCGGAACGGAGGGCAATGTCGCGGCAGGAAGCATTGTACTGCTCGCGACATCAAGGAATACAATTTTTGGAATCACAAATGAAGAAGCCGCGGAAGGCGGCGTGGATATTGAGAGCTTCGCGGCTTTGCAAACAAGATACTTCGATTTTGTCAGAAACCCCGGCACCAGCGGTAATGTTGCCGATTATGTGCATTGGGCAAACGAGGTTTCGGGCGTCGGCGCGGTGCATGTTCTGCCGCTCTGGAACGGGCCGGGAACAGTGAAGCTGGTTATATTGAGCACGGACCATACCGCTCCGAACGAAGATATCGTGGCTGCGGTGCAGGCGTATATCGCGCCAACCAGTGGGGGCGAGCGGCTCGCGCCGATTGGTGCAACGGTCACAGTTGAAGCGGCTGAAACGCTTGCGGTAGATATTGAGGCGACGTTGCTGCTGGATGCGGTCAAAACCGTATCGTTAGCCGAAATCAAGGAGAAGTTTGAAGCAGCATTGATTTCCTATTTTTACAAGACGGCCTTTCAATTGGATGCCGTTCGCTATGCGCGGATCGGTTCCATCTTGGTAGAACAGGATGGCGTTGTCGATTATGTCGATTTCACGTTAAACGGCGGTACAACAAACATTCCAGTGGCCGTATATCAAGTGGCTGAGTTAGGGACGGTGACGCTACATGCAAAGTAAACGCGGACGGGAAATGCTTTCTTATTCGGCGTGGTATTATAGAGACAGTCGTTTGCAACAGTCCATTTTTGATGCGCAGGGCCTTGAACTGGACGCGCTGCGCGCGGCTTTGCTGGATGTTTTAAAGCAGTTTTATGTGGATTTCGCTTCGCGGGGATTGGAGCGATGGGAAAAGGAATTATCCATTACGCCGCCAGATGGCGCGAGCTTGGAATTGCGGCGATCATTAGTCAGGAGTAAACTGCTTCGGCCTCCCACGGTGACGCCGCGGTGGCTAGAGGAGATTGCAAACCAATTCGTACAGGGCAAGACAGCGAGGATCACAGAGGTTCCCGGCACGTATACCTTCCTTTTAAGCGTTCCGGCTGACGATATTCTCTGGTGCTCGGAGATGCGCAAGGCAGTTGAAGCGATGAAACCCGCACATCTGGCAATGTATTTGGTTATTCTGATGTTTTTGGTATGGAAGATCGGTCATGTTGCGAAATGCTTACAGTTTGTCGATGCCAAACATATCGTCTGGAACCAGGGCACGGCGCGTCATACCTGCTGGGACGGTACGTTTTGTTTTGACGGCACGATCCGCTTTGAGGATATTTACGGCGTCAATTACCGCGACCGGCAGCAGCATACCGTAGAGATATGGATCATGGTCAATGCGACGCAAACAAACCTTGTACCTGTAAACGTTTTTGATGGCGATTTTGTTTTTGACGGAC